TTTAAAAATTTGTTGTAGTTATTTGCTCCGTTCGTCTATCGGTTAGGACGCTGCCCTTTCAAGGCGGAAAGACCAGTTCGATTCTGGTACGGAGTACCATTTGTTTTGTTGACGTAAGCGTCTGAGTAAACGTCAACTCTAACTAACTATGTAAATAAACGGTAATGCTGCAGCTAAGTCCGTTGAGCATAGCAAATAGTGCGTCAGCAAAACAAATGGTAGTTATGGGGGTATAACTTAGTGGTAAAGTAGTAGGCTTTTAACCTATTAACCAGAGTTCGATTCTCTGTACCCCTACCAAAAAATCATGGAGACACGGCAAAGTGGGAGAGTTGCGGCAGACTGTAAATCTGTTCTTTCGGGTGAGTAGGTTCGAATCTTACTGTCTCCACCAAATCCCGTTACTACTTTCGTTAAAGTAGCGTTTGATTAACGATAGAGATCCGGTGGCAGAAAACCGTTAGCGAGAGAAATACTCAGGCTCTGATAGGCAGTTCCCTCTGCACACAGACATTAGAATAAAAGGGATGGACAGAGTAACTTCTCAATTAAGGGCTGGCGTGGAACCCAGTAGCTTATACTAATTTGGTCTTAAAGTGTTCATGGACGCACACAGCACTGTCACTGCTGAAGAAGGGGATCGTTACCCCTTAAGACCGCCAAATATTCCAGTGTAGCACAGCGGTAGTGCAGTTGACTGTTAATCAATTGGTCGTAGGTTCGATCCCTGCCACTGGAGCCAATACGTTCCGCTTTGTTAGCGGATACTGTGACCCGCAGGATAAGAAGTGAGGTGACTCTCAAGGGTGGTACCACTCCTACCGAAGTGGCGCTAGCAATGCGAGAACGGTCCCTGTCGGGAAGCGGGTGGAGGGTATGCGTGATGGATATGAGAGACAACCAACTAAATCCTGATGTACTATAATTACCGCCGGGGGACGCCAGAGCATTTAATTTCGCCCTATTAGTATAATGGTATTACACCTGTTTTGTAATCAGGTTACGGCAGTTCGATTCTGTCATGGGGCACCAGTTTTTCTCTCTGAAGCGTTATCAGGTTGCGTACACGGTTTGGGGCCGTGTGGTCAAGGTTCGAATCCTTGCAGGGAGACCAGTTTATGGGGAATTAGTATAATGGGATTACGGCAGCTTTGCAAGCTGTTTATAGGAGTTCGATTCTCCTATTCTCCACCAAATTTCGGTGATGTAGCAAAACGGTAATGCACCTCCTTCATACGGAGAAGATTGGGGGCTCGAGTCCCTCCATCACCACCAATATGGGCGATTAGTAAAATGAATATTACACAACGCTACGAACGTTGAAGTGGGAGTTTGATTCTCTCATCGCCCTCCAAAATGCCGAGGTAGCTCAGTGGTAGAGCAGCGTCTTGATAAGGCGTTGGCCAAGAGTTCAATTCTCTTTCTCGGTACCAAATATCTCGCTGGTGTAATGGCAGCATAGCGGTCTCCAAAACCGTTGGTTGGGGTTCGAGTCCCTAGCGGGATGCCAATTTTATAAAAGGTGGTTAATATGAAAAATTTCAATATAGAAGAAGTCAGACAATACCTTGCAAATCAAGGTCCTGATACCAAGGTTTATCTTGGTGCCGACTCTGAAAGAATCAGAGTAAATGGTGTTTGGTATGCTGACTATGCTCTAGCAGTTGTAGTTCATATTGATGGCCGACATGGTTGTAAGATTTTCGGATATGTTCACCGTGAATTGGATTACGACCATAAGAAAAGTAAACCTGCTATGAGGTTGATGACTGAAGTTTATAAAGTTTCAGAATTGTTTCAATCATTAGCAGAAGTGTTGGAAGATTATCATGTTGAAGTTCATCTTGATTTAAATAAAGATGATGTTCATGGTAGTTCATGTGTTGTTCAGCAAGCAATTGGTTATATCAAAGGTACATGTAACATGACACCAATGGTTAAACCAGATGCACCTGCTGCAAGTTTCTGTGCTGACAGATTGAAAAGAATTCTGGCAGAACAGGAAACAATTCAGTAATATGGAGAAATTAGTTTAGTGGTAAAACCACGGGTTGTGATTCCGTTATCACCAGTTCGATCCTGGTATTTCTCCCCAATTTATGCCTTGTTAACTCAGCGGTAGAGTAACTCTTTTACACGGAGAAGGTCGGCAGTTCGATCCTGTCACAAGGTACCATTATGCTGCTTTAGCTGATGTGGTCATAGCGGTGGTTTGAAGAACCATTGAAAGAGGTTCGATTCCTCTAGGCAGCACCAACTTGTTTTAATGTTGTTAAGATAAATTCTTTTTCTGGTTGAATATATAATTCATCAGCTTCAAAAGTTTTTATTTTAGTATCATATGATGGAACAAATTCAGAATCAACACAGTGGTAACCATGCGGTTCATATGATTGTTGTGCATATAATCCGTAGAACATTTCTACTGTAGGTCTTTTTGATGTTGGTATCATATCAGTATTTATTGCCCCGGTGACGGAATTGGTATACGTGTTGGTCTTAGAAGCCAAATTTTGAGAGTTCGAGTCTCTCCTGGGGCACCAAATTTCTGGCGTTAGTATAATGGATAATACAGTAGGCTTCTACCCTTCTAATGGGAGTTCGATTCTCTCACGCCGGACCATTTAACAAGGAGTTTATTATGCCAGCAGTATTTTTAGTAAGTGACACACACTTTGGTCACGCTGGTGTGTGTAGATTTCTCCGTGATGACGGAACAAAACTTCGGCCATGGGATAATCCCGATGAAATGGATGAAGAAATGATTAAGCGTTGGAATGAAACAGTCAGACCAAACGATAAAGTATATCATCTTGGTGACGTTGTTATCAATCGTAAAGCAATGAGTACTCTATATAGACTTAACGGTGATAAGGTTCTTATCCGTGGTAACCACGATATCTTTCGTGATGAGGAATACAGACAACACTTTCGTGAACTACGTGCTTATCATGTAATGAACGGAATGATTCTGTCACATATTCCAATTCATGAGGAAAGTCTTGGTCGTTTCGGTGTAAACATCCATGGCCATCTTCATTCTAATCGTGTGCAGATTCGTGGGTTCAATAAGAAGCCAATGGGTATTGATACTAGATATCATTGTGTTTGTGTTGAACAAACAGATTTTAGACCAATTCTTTTTGAAGATGTTATCAAAAGAATTAAAGAGGAAGGTGGTGTGGTCGGTTTCAAAAACGGAAACGGACCTACTATGTGATGCGGGTGTGGTGGAAAGGTAGACACAGGAGACTTAAAATCTCCCGCCTAGTGCGTGCTGGTTCGAATCCGGTCACCCGTACCATTTTGGAGATTATATGAGAATTTTGGCTATACATAGTGACCAAGCGTCACACGATTCATCTTGTTGTATATATGATGGTGAAACGATTACTTATTTTTTGGAAGAACGTTATAGTGGTATAAAACACGATTATGAATTGTCAAATTGTTTTTTTAATGTTCTAAAAACAAACTTAAAGTTTGATAAAATTGTAATAAGTGGATTTATAAATTCACATATTGAAAATCACCACAATTTTAATGAATCTAATTTGAAACAAATTAAAAATAATTTATCAAATATATCCAAAATATCTTTTTTAAAACCAGACATTTTTTTAGATACGGACATTGAAAATGTAAGTGAAAAGATGGCCAGTTTATCAAACAATCTATTTCTTCCAGAAGAAATAGAAGATGATGACACAATAAAGATATGGGAAAAAATATCAAGAACAAACAGAAAATTTATTTTAGATTACTATAAAAAATATAATCATTTTCCTAAAATAGAATACGATAGCAACCATCATAGAAATCATGCATCTCTATGTTTTTATAATAGTGGTTTTGATAAGTCTATAATTTTTGTGGGTGACGGCGCAGGCGAAAATTTCTTTTCAACATCTTCTGAAAAAAGTTTTTTGTTCTATAAAGAAAGTGAATCGGTGTTTGTTGCAGATTACACAAACAGTTTTACTCCAATTTATAAAAACTTTGGATCATATCCAGGTAATGACTATACACATGAATTGAAAAAATTTAATGACTCTTATCTGGACTGTGAAGTACACTTTGGTAATTATTTAAGTTTAGGATTGTTATATGGTTCTGGCGCAAAACTATTGAATGAATCAATGGATGAAGCCGGCAAAGTAATGGGGTTGTCTTCTTATGGACAACCAACAGAAAACAATTATATAATTAATGATTTATTCGTCAACCTCGATTTATTCAATTGTTATTCTCACGATTTTATACCTTTCTTGGAACCAATCGGTGGCTATCCAAAAAGTTTGATATACAAATCAGTATCAGAACGCAACAGTATAGAAAAGGGTGGTCCAGAAGATGTGGTTTTACCAAAACATATCCAACCTATAGAATTGGTTTTAACCAAATCAAATTACAAACCTTATGCTGACTATGCAAAAGACTTACAGTTACAAACACAAGAAGTTGTTTGTAAATTAATTAAGAAAGCAATAGAAAAAACAGGAATAAAAAAGGTTTGTATTTCTGGTGGATACGGTATGAATATACTTTCCAATTCTTATTATGTGAAACAATTTCCAGATGTAGAATTTTATTTTGAACCACTTTCTACTGATGGTGGTATTACAATTGGAAGTGCAATGTTTCACTACAGAAAAGAAAGTGGTGATACTGAAATTAAACCATTAAAGAGTATTTCATTTCATGGTTTCAAACATGATGTTTCTTCCTACAAAGGTGTCGATGCATCATTACAAGATATTGCAAAACTTTTATATGACAATAAATCTGTTGCTGTTTACACAGGTTTAGCCGAAGCTGGCCAACGTGCCTTGGGCAATCGTTCTATATTGTTCAATGCATTGAATGTTGATGCAAAAGATATTGTTAATAGAATTAAACGTAGAGAATGGTACAGACCATTTGCTGCTGTTGTTTTAGAAGAAGATGCTGAGTTATATTTTGATATGGGTAGAACCAAAAAGAATTTGTTTATGACACAATCGTTTAATGTTAAGACTGATTTAATTCCTGGTGTCACTCATGTGGACAATACATGTAGAGTACAAACCGTATCTGAAGGATACTTGTACGACCTTTTGGTAGAGTTTAAAAAACTTTCTGGCCATGGTATTTTATTGAACACCAGTTTCAACCTTGCAGGCAAACCTTTGGTAGAAACACCAAAGCAAGCCATAGAGACTTTAAATACTTCCGTATTGGATTATCTTTGGTTTGAGGAAACAAAACAATTAATTACCTAAAAATATGCTTGACAAGACAATGTAAAGCCTATATAATACACACATGATGCGGGTATGGTGCTAGTGGTAACACAAGACCTTGCCAAGGTTTAGTTGAGAGTTCGATTCTCTCTACCCGCTCCAAGTTAACTACAACAGATTTTATGCAGGGTTAGTTTAATGGTAAAACTCCATCCTTCCAAGTTGGTGTCGTGGGTTCGATTCCCACACTCTGCTCCATTTAATGCGGTTTGTAATAGTACGATACAAGGTACCTCCTTGTGTTAACTGAGCAAAGCAGTAGACCGCTCCATTTTGAGGATACTATATGAATATTAAACCACTACACGATAAAGTATTGATTGAACGGCTTGAGAATGTCAAAGAGACCACTTCAGGCATCATCCTAAAACATTCCGAAGAACCTGATAGAGCAAGAGTACTTGCAGTTGGTCCAGATGTTACAGAGGTTCAGGTCGGCGATGTGGTTCAACCAGACTGGGGCAAGGCCGCAGCAGTGCAAGAATATTTCGTGGTGAAGATTCAAGATATCGCATACATTTACGGAGAGTAATATGTCGGATGGTGGTAAAGGTTCTAATCCAAGACCGTTTAGTGTTTCGCAAAAACAATTTGCGGATAATTATGATGCCATCTTCCGTAAACCTTCACCTAAAGAGGTAGAAGAAGAAAAGTATGAACAGGAAGAATTTGATAGAATTCTAGAAGAAAATCTTCAACGTGAAAAACGATATGAAGCCTTAGAGAAGTTGAATAAAATAAATGAAGAACTAGGCTTAGGATTATATGACGAAAAATAAATTTACATTAACCATAGTAGGCGGCGGTACCGCAGGGTGGCTTTGTGCCGCCAAACTTAGTAAGACATTTCCAAAAATATCAATCAAATTGATTGAAAGTCCGGCCATTCCAAAAATAGGAGTAGGTGAAAGTGTGACTCCACATGTATCACATTTCTTTAAAGAACTGGGTATTGATGAAAAGCATTGGATGCAACATACTGGTGCTATCTATAAGTATGCAAATAAATTTATAGGTTGGAATGGTGATAGTAGTGAAGAACATTTTAGTTTTAACTACCCTACTAATGTAGATTTACTACAAAAAGAAATTCATTATGCAACAAAATATGAAGATTTGATGTTTAAAGAATCAGATATTCGAACCACCGACACGCTGATGAAATTATTAGCTGACAGTGAATTAGATAAGTTTGACAAATATTTTGATAGCCAATATTATTATATGCAACGTAATGTTTCTCCATTTAATGACGCTGGCGAATATTTACTAAATCCACTACATAGCTGGAGTCAGCATATAAATGCAGAACGTGCATCCGAATATGTAAGAGATAATATAGCATTACCTAATGGTGTTGTGCATATACAATCCAAAGTACAGGAGGTAATAACCACTGTTGATGACAATATTGATTATCTTGTACTAGAAGATGGCAGTATAATCAAATCCGATTTATTTGTAGATGCTAGTGGATTTCACAAACTACTTGTGGGTAAGCGACCCACTAAAGACTATGTAAACAATACCGTAAACAGTGCATGGGTTTGTCAGTTGGATTACACAGATCCCGAGTCGGAAATGGTAAACTATACACAAAGTATTGCACAAGATTACGGATGGTTATTCAAAATAGGTTTATATCATAGGATGGGAAGTGGATATTGTTACGATTCAAACTATATTTCTGACGATGATGCTAGGCAAGCATATATCAAAATGGTAGATAATCGCCGTGCTGAACCTAGACTACTTAAATGGAAGCCGCAACGTTTACAGCAAGCAGCTAAAGGAAATGTTGTTGCAGTTGGTCTCAGTTGCGGATTTGTTGAACCTATGGAAGCAAATGCACTATACATCATGATTAATAGTATTGTAATATTAGAAGAGGTATTGACTGATTATTTTAAAACAGAACGAATGAATTTTGGTACATATAACGAAAAAATAGGTTATTGTATTGATGATATTGCTGATTTTATTCTTGTGCATTACACACTAAGTTCACGCAATACTACTAAGTTTTGGTTGGATAAACACAATCTAGGAATTAAAGAAAATCATGCAAATCTTGTATATAAAAAATACATGAATAAACAGAATACAATGGCAAGTGCATTAGCTGGTTATTCTTTATTTCCAGAATACATGTGGGCACAGCTTGCTCATAGCTGGGGACTGGATTTGACTAGTTGGCAAAATAAATCATTCTCTCATCTAGATTTGGAATTGACCAGACTACATTTTAAACATCAGTCAGATAAACATAATATTATTAGCCAAACAAGAGTTAATAACTATCGTTGGTTAAAAGATAATGTTTTTAAAGGCCTAAATCCAAAAATATGGTCAAAAATCTATTTACGAAATTAGACAAAATAAAGCGGGTTGGTGAAATGGTATCACAGTGGGCTCATAATCCTCAGTTCCGGTTCGACTCCGTGACCCGCAACCATTAATCTTTATACATCACGGCGATTCAATTTTATCTTTGCAAGAACGTGAATTGTTTACTGAAGTTGTATGTATCAGTGTAGAACCATTTCGTTTTTCACTTGAACATTTATATTCACAGACTTGTAAATCCTTCGGTCCACTTTTGTCGGTAAAACTCCTTGTCAATTTACAAAAATCATTATTGTTAGTCGCTTTGGTGTATATGACAGCATCCGGCATCAAATTTATATTGATGGTTGGATGAGTGACCATCAGTGTTACACTTGTGGTCAACAACGTAAATAAGAGTTTTTTATTCATCTTCCTATGTAAACTTTAGGCATTGATTCTTCCCTTCTTTTTTCTTCCGATTTAGGAAATAATCCATCACCATATTGTGGATATTTCTGTTGTCTGTCATATGCTACCCACATAAACACACCAGCCATAACAAAAATTATAATCACAATAGCAACTCCTGTAGCAAATTCATCTCTGAGTTTTCTCATTCGTGCTAAACGGCGTTTATCTAATATTGCTTGTTGTTGCATTTGTTTAATGAGAAGACTCTTTTGTTCTTTACCCATCTCCTTCATCATTTCTTCCACCTCAGTGTATAAAGCACCGAGTTCTGGAGGACTTTGATAAATCATCAACTCACGCAAATCAATCGACATTTGTTCAAGTTGTTTACGCATGAGTACACGTTGCAAGGCACGTTTACCTAATGATGAATCTCCGGTATAAACTTGTGTCTTTGCAATTTTTTCTTCTTCTTCAAAAACAGCCATACATTTGTAAAAGTTATCATAGTATGTGCCTAGGTGTTCACCAATCTCTTGATAGATGTTGGTAGTTTCTCCACCCTTTTTGTTCAGTTCAATTACACGATTTTTTTCCGCAATGAAGGCATTTCTTTGTGATACACTTGCAGGTTTTTCGGGTGGATGGATTTTGCGGAACTGGTCGTCAAGGTCCTTGAGTACGTCTTTAACGTCCCCAGCAGCACCTTTAATATCTTTATATAATTTACATCCGGCTTTGACTGCCGAAACCGCACCATTTGCGAGTGCAAAGAGTGTGAATGGATCCATTTCTTTTTATACCATTTTTTTTACTTGACATTATAACAAAAAAATGATATAATCTACGTTCAGGTCACACTATATAATTATTTAGGATAGGATTAACATGAAAATATATGCAATGAAATTAATAACTGGTGAAGAACTCATTGGTGAAGTCGAAATGGAAACAGAAATCAAAATGGTAATTAAGAATCCGTTGGGCATTGCAATTGTACGTGGTAAAGATGGTCAACCTAACGTAGGGTTTGCACCATTCCCAATCCACGCAGAACAAAAATCAGACTCCACTATTGCCTTGAAGCACGAACATATTGTATACTACTATGTTCCAGCAGAAGATTTCATCAAAAACTATGACCAGATTTTTGGCGCAGGCATTATTCTTCCAGGTCAACAACAAATCATTACAGGTTAATGTCAACTTTTTATACAAACGTACAGGCCCTCGGTGGCAAGATTCTTTATCGTGGCGTCAAAGATGGTAAACGAATCAAACTGAAGATTGATTATGAACCACAGTTGTATCTTCCAGCACGTAACGGCAAAGGTACTCATAAATCACTTGATGGTTTAGACCTTGTTCCAAAACGATTTGATGGCATTCGTGAAGCCAGAGAATATGTAAAACAATTTGATGGTCTTCCAGGTGCTCCAAGAATCTATGGTAACACAGGATATCAATACGCTTTCATTGCAGAACAACATTCTGAGATGGTTGATTGGGAACAAGATAAAGTAAGTGTTGCAATTATCGACATTGAGGTTGGTTCGGAAAATGGTTTCCCTGATCCATACCTTGCAAATGAACCAATCACCGCAATTGCATTGACCTTTCTGAATGGCCACACTTATGTGTTTGGTTGTGGCGATTTTAATAATGATAATCCCAACAGTGTAACCTACTTGAAGTGTAAAGATGAATATACACTTTGCAACAAATTCATTGAACTATGGTACAAAATGTACCCCGATGTTATCACTGGTTGGAACACCAAGTTCTTTGATATACCATATCTTGTCAATCGTTTTCGTAAGATTCTTGGTGAAGATAAAACCAAGATGTTGTCACCATGGAATTATATCAGTGAACGTAAGACTAACATCAATGGTCGTTTGTTGATTGCATATAGTTTTGTTGGGATTGAATCACTTGATTACATTGAGTTATACAAATGGTATGCGCCAGGTGGTAAATCACAAGAATCCTATCGACTAGATAATATCGCACAAGTAGAACTTGGTGAAGGCAAGATTTCATATGATGAATATGAGAACTTACACCAACTGTACAGACTGAACTATCAAAAGTTTATTGAATACAACATTAAAGACGTTGCATTGATTATCAAACTAGAAGACAAGTTGAAGTTGATTGAGTTGGCCTTAACTCTTGCATATGATACTAAGTGTAACTATGAAGATGTATTTGCACAGACACGTATGTGGGATTCATTGACGTATTCTTATTTGTTAGGTAAAGGCATCATTGTTCCACCAAAAGAAACACAAGAAAAAGATTCTGCGTTTGAAGGTGCATATGTTAAAGAACCACAAGTTGGCCTACACAATTGGGTTGCATCATTCGACTTGAACAGTTTGTATCCACATTTGATGATGCAGTATAACATTTCACCAGAGACATTGATTGAACCAGAAAACTATACAGATGAAATGCGTGGAGTTCTTTCACAAGGTGTTACTGTTGATAAAATGTTAATGAAACAAATTGACACTTCCAGGCTGGTTGATGTTACAATCACACCAAACGGTCAATTCTTCCGTACCGACATCCAAGGTTTCTTACCTAAGATGATGGTTGAGATGTATGATGACCGCAAGAAATTTAAAAAGATGATGTTGCAAGCGCAACAGGAGTATGAAGATGAAAAAGATGAACGAAAAAAATATGAAATCGACAAACGAGTTGCCAGATACAACAACCTGCAACTCGCAAAGAAAGTATCCCTTAACTCTGCCTACGGTGCTTTGGGAAGTCAGTATTTTAGGTTTTATGACCTACGCATGGCTTTGGGAGTCACTACGGCAGGCCAGCTTTCCATCAAATGGATTGAAGCAAAAATAAACCAATACATGAATAAACTTCTTGGTACAGATAACGATTATGTAATCGCTTCTGATACTGATTCTATTTACCTTCGCCTTGGTGACTTGGTAAATAAAGTTTATGGTGTTGATGGTGTAGTTAAAATGCCGGCACAAAAGATTATTGAATTTATGGATCGTGTTTGTGAAGATAAACTACAACCACATATTGACAAGTCTTACCAAGAGTTGGCTGATTATGTTCATGCATATGCACAAAAGATGCAGATGAAACGAGAAGGTCTTTGTGACAAAGGTGTATGGACTGCCAAGAAACGTTATATTCTAAATGTATATAACAATGAAGGCGTACAGTATGCTGAACCGCATATGAAAGTGATGGGTTTGGAAATGATTAAATCATCCACACCATCTGCTATTCGTGAAAAGATGAAAGATGCCATTAAGTTGATGATGACTGGCACTGAACAACAAGTACAAGACTTTATTGCGGAGTTTAAGAAAGAGTTTAAAACATTACCAGCGGAAGAAATATCGTTTCCTCGGGGTTTAAATGGGCTAAATACTTATTCCGATCCAGTAATGTTGTTCAAAAAAGGTACACCAATTCATGTTCGTGGTGCAATCGTATACAACCACCATCTAAAACAATTGGGATTGACCAAGAAATATCCACTCATACAAGAAGGCGAAAAACTCAAATTTACTTATTTGAAGATGCCAAATCATTTTAAGAATGATGTGGTTTCTTTCCCTGGTAGAATACCTAAAGAGTTTGAGCTTGACAACTACATTGATTATGATGTACAATTCGACAAAGCATTTCTGGAACCAATCAGTGTCATTTTAAGATGCATGAAATGGTCTGCGGAAAAAAATAACTCTTTAGAGGACTTTTTCGGATGATATTTTTAACCTTATTAACAGCATTAGGTTTATCTGGTGTTTCTGCATACTATTCGGTTGTTGGTTTAGCACAAATTTTTCCTGGTTCATTTTGGCCAATTATTTTTATGGGTTCGGTTCTTGAAGCTTCGAAACTTGTAACAGTATCGTGGTTGTATAATAATTGGAAACAATGTCCTTTTCTTATTAAATCGTATTTGTCGATAGCGGTTATCATTTTAATGTTGATTACTTCAATGGGTATCTTTGGTTTCTTATCAAAGGCACACTTAGAACATTCAGCAGACAATGCACCACTTGTGGATAAGATTGCCTTGTTAGATGAGAAGATTAAAACGGAGAAGGAAAATGTCGAGGCAAACCGCAAGGCAATTAAACAGTATGATGAGGTTGTGGACCAAACTATGGGTCGCTCAACAGATGAAAAAGGTGCCGCAACGGCACAAGCAATACGCCGTTCCCAACAGAAAGATAGGACTAGAATACTACAAGAAATTCAACAGTCGCAAAGCGTCATTGCCAAATACTCCGAGGAACGTGCGCCTATATCTACTGAGCTTAAAAAGATTGAAGCGGATATCGGACCAATCAAATATATTGCGGCCTTGGCATACGGTTCGGAGACTACTGGTGAAGTTATCGACAAAGCGGTAAGAATGGTAATCATGTTGATTATTGTTGTATTCGATCCATTAGCAATTCTATTGTTAATCGCATATAACATGTCAATCAAACAAAAAGAAGATGCTGAAGACTTCTTTGAACGTGTTAAAGAAAATGCAAGAAAATTAGATGAAGAAGCCAAGCATATGCAACAAGAGGTTGTTGATGTAGTACCTGAAACGGTACATGTTGAAAAACCAGTTGATCCGTATGCATACCTGAAACAACCATTCAAACACTTTGAGAATTTGAAACCAATGGTTGCACCAAGAGAAGAAACTGTAGAAATTAAAAAAGATAATATGATTGTGATTGATGATATAACTGGTGAAACCATACCACCAATCACACACGAAAAGTTAACAATTGAAACTCACAATGCACGAAATTCTGTTATGTATGAAGAACATCATATACCAGTAGAAGAACCTGTGAAAAAATTGGAACCTAAGTATGATTATGATGAACCGTATTCTTTTAAAGAGAAAGAAATTCGTGATGCTGGTAAATTTTAAAGGATGAAACAATGAGTATATTAGACAAAATTAAAAAAAATAGTAGTATTAAAGATTCTGCTATCTTAGCTAAATCAAAATTCTTCAATGCGAAGGATATGATTCCAACAGCAGTGCCAATTATTAACGTGGCACTTTCTGGTAAGTTAGATGGTGGTCTAACTCCAGGTCTTACAATGTGGGCTGGTCCATCCAAACATTTTAAGACAGCATTTTCGTTATTGATGGCCAAATCTTATATGGACAAATATGAAGACGCAGCCCTTTTATTTTATGATTCTGAGTTTGGTACTCCTCAATCATACTTTGATTCTTTCGGTATCGATACTGAGCGGGTATTGCACACTCCCCTTACAGATATCGAACAGCTCAAATTCGATATTATGCAGCAACTTACGCAACTTGATAGGGGCGATAAATTAATTATCGTCATCGATTCAATTGGTAACTTAGCATCTAAGAAAGAGGTTGAAGATGCATTGGCGGAGAAATCAGTTGCTGATATGTCCCGAGCTAAACAAGTTAAGAGTTTATTCCGTATGGTGACACCTCACTTATCATTGAAAGACATTCCAATGGTTGTAGTAAATCACACATACATGGAAATTGGTATGTTCCCTAAAGCTATCGTTGGCGGTGGCACAGGTTCATATTATTCAGCTGACAATATTTTTATTATCGGCCGTCAACAAGAAAAAGATGGTACAGAAGTTACCGGTTACAATTTTATTATTAACGTGGAAAAATCTAGATATGTCAAAGAAAAATCTAAAATACCTGTCAGCGTATCTTTTGACGGTGGCATTAGCACTTGGTCTGGTTTACTTGACCTTGCTATTGAGTCCAAACATGTGGTTAAACCAAAGAATGGTTGGTATCAACGTGTTGACTCAGACGGTGTAATTGAAGAAAAGAATTACCGTGAGAAGGACACCGACACCAAAGACTTCTGGATGCCGATTCTGAAACAGAAATCTTTCCGTGACTTCATTGAAAACAAGTACCGTGTGGCATCCGGAGAAATTATGACAAGCAATATTGATGAAACATTTGATGTTGCAACTATGAATGGTGTATAATGATTGAGGGAGTAGATTACTGTTACATCTATCCAAAGGATGACAAAACAGCAGTACACATTAAATTTTTGGAAGGCACTTATAAAGATACCATATTCAAATATGGTAAAGTTAAATTTAAGGAAGAAAGTGAACAGGTCTATTTACTTTTTGCTTACGATGTGTTACAATCACCAGTAAAGACACCAGCCAAGCTGGAAAAAGATGATGACTTTAAAAACTACATTGGTGACTTATTAGTGGAAATAATGTCATCTAACATGGAACAGGAAGTAATTGATGAAACTGGAACAGACGATTCTAAAGAATCTAATTTACAATGAAGAATATTTACGCAAGGTTTTACCATTTCTAAAATCAGAATATTTTACAGACAGAAG